CCACGCTAATCCGGTCTTCCAGCGCCTGCGCGCGGAGACGATCGACCGGCGCTTCCCCGATGCTTTCGGGGGCGAGCGTCGGCTCGATGCGCTCGGCGTGGATGCGGGCTATCGGCAACACATTGTCGCGCAATGGGTGCGTTCGAACCAGACCCTGCACCACGAAACGGGCCGCGATCTCGTCTTCGCCGGCAAGGGTGAAGATGGATGGGCTCGCCCGCCTCTCGGCCAGCCGAAACTGGTTGATATCGACGTCGCGGGCCAGAAAATCCGGCAGGGTTGCCGGCTCTGGACCATCGGCACATGGCCGCTCAAGGCACAGATCTACACCATGCTCAACAAGGAGCGGGTGGCATCGGATTTTGCGAACATTCCGCATGGATTCTGTCACTTCCCGGCCTGGGCCGATGAGGAATATTTCCGGCAGCTCACCGCCGAAAGGCTGGTGGATATCACGCTGAAAGGCGTCTCCACCGGTAAGAAGTGGGAGAAAATGCGGGGAAACCATTTTTTCGACTGCCGCGTCGGCAACATGGCGCTTTTCGAGCACCTGACGGCCGGCACGACGGACGAGCAATGGAAAGCCCTCGCGCGGCTTCGTGGAGCGCCGGAGGCGGCGCGCGAACAGAACCTGTTCACCGCCCCCGCCCCGGCTGCCGAGCCCGCAATCGAACCGCAACCCTATCGTCGCCCGCCCGATGATGGCGAGCGGTGGAACAGCCGTTGGTGAACCATGGCCACGCAAGTTCAGATCGACGCGCTGGAAGCGGCGCTCGCCACGGGCGCGCTCGAAACCGAAATCCGGCAAGGCGAGGTGAGCCAGCGGGTGAGATTCCGCAGCCGCGCCGATCTTGAGGCCACCATTGAACGCCTGAAGGCCGAACTGGCTGGTTCATCCGTGCAGGCCCGCGTTTTCGTTGCCACCCACAGCCGGGATTAAATCATGTCTCGCTATCTCCGGGCTTTGGGATGGGTCGCGCCCGATCTCGCGATGAGGATTGCGCGGACGCAGATTGCCCTGCGCGGGTATGATGCCGCGCAGGTCAACCGCCGCACCTCATCGTTCCGGCGGGGCCTCGGCTCTGCCAATGCCGAAATTTCACGTTCCCTGCCCATCCTGCGCGAGCGCAGCCGCGAATTCGTGCGCAATTCGTGGATCGGGCCGCGCGCGCTCGATATCCTCACCGCGCATGTCATCGGCACCGATCTCACGGTGCGCTTCGATACCGGCTCGGCGCGGGATGATCGGCTTGCGCAATCTTTGTGGGATCAATGGTGCGGCCATGCCGATATCCAGGGCGAAGGCAACTTCATCTCGGAAATCGCGCTCGCCTTCCGCTCGACGCTCGAAGGCGGCGATTCGATCATCCGCATGCGCAGCTTGCGCCGGAGCGAGATGGATGGCCGTCGCGTTCCGCTCGCGCTGCATGTCAGCGAGGGCGACCTGATCGACCACGAGCGCGACCGTCTTTCCCTGTCGATGCAGGCGCCCCGCGCCCGGCTCGGGGTGGAGCTTGGCGCGGATGACCGGCGTCTCGGCTATTGGCTGCACGACATGGCGCCCGGCGAGCCGGGCCGCGCCATTGCGGGCGGTCTCACCTCCAAACTCGTCACGCGCGCTGATGTGGTGCATCTCTACCGGCGCATCCGGCCCGGCCAGGTGCGCGGCGTTCCGGTCTTCGCGCCGGTTCTCCTGCATGCCCGCGACTTCGCCGACCTGATGGATGCCCTGGTCGTGAAAGAGCGGATGCAGGCGAATATCGGCATCTTCATCGAGAGCGGTGATCAGGCCGGCCCCCTCCCCAAGGAGGCGACCACGGGCGCCGCCTCCGGCCCTGCGAGCGGCCTGGATGAAATCGGAATGCGCCCCGGAATGGTCGCGCGGCTGAAGGCCGGCGAGAAACTCCAGAGCTTCGTGCCCGCCGGCAATTCCAGCTTCGAGCCGGTTGCGATCGCCGCGCTTCAGGGCATCGCGGCGGGCGTGGGCGCCACCTATGATCAGATCACCGGCGACCTGCGCCAGGCGAATTACTCCAGCTTGCGCGCCGGGAAGATCGAGTTTCGTCGCCTCGTGGCGGATATGCAATGGAACATGCTCGAACCGCAGGTTCTGGGGCGTATCACCGATCGATGGGTTCAGATGGCCATTCTGGCCAACGAACTCCCGCGCCGTGCGCATGGCTGGCGCCGCCGCTACGTGATGCCGGCGCATGAGCCGATCGACCCGAAGAAAGACCTTGAGGCCGATATCGCCGCCGTTCGTTCGGGCCGCATGTCGCCGCAGGATTTCATCGGGGCATGGGGCCGTGACTGGCGCGAGGTTGTCGAGGATTGGAGCACCTTCCTCGCCGAAATCGACGCAAGGGGGCTGATCTTCGATCTCGATCCGCGCCGACGCACCAGCGCCGGCCAGGCCGTGCAAGAAACAAGTTCTGATGCGCCGGCCAACCCCGAAACACCCGATGAAGAGGAACCCAGCGCATGAAACGTCGCAATGCGCCCCGCGCGACTCCCGATGGATTCGAGCCCGGCTCGACCATCACGCGCTTCGTCACGATGCAGCCCTCGACCTATGACAGCTCCAGCCGCACGGTCGAGGCCATCATCACCACCGGCGCGCAGGTGCGCCGGTTCGGGATGGTTGAGGAACTGAACATCGCCCCCTCGGCCATTGATCTGCGCCGCGCCGATGAAGGCCGGATGGCCCTGCTCTGGAACCACAACCAGGACATGCCGATCGGCAATGTCATGGCCGTGCGCTTCAGCAACGGCGTGCCCGTGGCCCAGCTGCGCTTTGCCGACACGCCCGAGGGCCGCGACTATGAAGGCCGCGTTGCGCGCGGTGAAATCACACAGGTCTCGATGGGTTACCGGGTCACGACCTGGACTCTCCGCGCCGTCGAGAACGAAACCGAAATCTGGCGTGCCGACCGGTGGGAACTTTTCGAGGTTTCACTCGTCAGCGTGCCGGCCGATCCGGCTGCGGTGATCCGCTCCGCCGCCGAAACCGCAGCCGCCCCGGCTGCTTCCCACCAGGAGAATGACGACATGCGTCGCAATGCCTCTCCGGCTCCGGGCGCCCCGGCTGCCGAACCCATGAACGCGCCGGCCCCGGCTCCGGTCGCGCCTGCCGCCGAGCAGAACCGCACCGCCCCGCAAGCCCCGGCCCAGCCGGACCTTCGCGCCGAGCGTGCCCGCTCCGCCGAGATCACCCGCCTTGCCCACGAGCATGGCATTGATGCCACGCGCGCCGCCCAGGCCATCGAGACCGCCGAGACCGTGGACAATTTCCGCGCCTTCGTGCTCGACCAGCTGGCCCAACGCCAGCGCCCGTCGAGCCATGTCCGCGTCGAGCAGGATGAAACCGAAACCCGCCGCCTCGGCATGCAGGAAGCGATCATTCGCGGCATGGGCTTTGGCTCCGGCGAAGTGAGCGAGCGCGCGCGTCCCTACATGGATCTGTCGCTCGTGGCTTTGGCGGCCGAGCGTCTCGGCGAGCGCCGCGTTCCCGAAAGCTTTGGCCAGCGCCAGCAGCTCTTCGAGCGCGCGATGCACTCGACCTCGGATTTCCCGATCCTGCTGGAAGGCGCTCTCAACACCTCGATCGGCCAGCGCTATCAGCGGCTCAACCCGACCTATCGTGAATGGTCGGTTCGGGAAGACTTCAACGATTTCCGGCCGCATGTCACGGTCACCGCCGGCGATTTCCCGATGCTCCAGCGCGTCGGCGAAGGTGGCGAAATCAAGTTCGGCACGGTTGGCGAGAAGAAGGAATCCGTGGCTGTCGCGGCCTATGCGCGCGGTCTTTCCTTCAGCCGGCAGCTTCTGGTGAATGATCGCCTGAACGCGCTCGGCCGCGTGCTGGCCGATTATGGCCAGACGATCGCGCTTCTGGAGGAATCGGTTGCCTATGGCGTTCTCGGCCTTGCCTCCGGCGATGGCCCGACGCTGCTCGAAGGCAATGCGGCCATGTTCACCACGGCGCGCACCAACAAGGCCGCCACTGCAACGGCGATCAACGAGGCCGGCGTCTCGGCTGGTCGCGCCGCCATGCGGAAATACGCCGGCGTGGATGGCACGCCTCTGCTTGGTAACGCCCCGGCGTTTATTCTGTGTTCGCCCGACAAGGAGACCGAGGCGCAGAAATTCGTGACCTCGATCACCGCCAACCAGACGGTGAACGTGAACATCTTCAGCAGCCTTCGCGTGGTTGTGGGCAATCTGCTCTCCGGCAACGGCTGGTGGCTCTTCATGGATCCCTCGGTGCAGGCGAACTTCCGCTATGGCCTGCTGGATGGCTTCACCGCGCCCCGGGTGCGGATGGATGAGCCCTTCGGCGTCCAGGGCATGCGCGTCACGGTCGAACACGATTTCGGTTTCGGCGGCATCGACTGGCGCGGCGGCTACCGCAACGCGGGCGCGTAATCGCGCCTGCTTCGTGGCCTTGCGAAAAGCCGCTCGCCTCGCGCGGGCGGCTCAGGCAAGGCCATTTCCAACCTCATTCGGAGAGAACGAACATGGCAAAAAATTTCATCCAGGAGGGTTATACCCTCGAATTCACCGCGCCGGTCGGCGGCGTGGTTTCCGGTCGCGGCTATCTCATCGGCGATACCTTCGTGGTGGCGCTCACCGATGCGCTGGCCGGCCAGCTTTTCAATGGCCGCGCCGATGGCGTCTTCAGCCTTCCGAAAGCCGCGACCGTCACCCCCGCACAGGGCGTCAAACTCTACTGGATCAACGCTTCCAGCACGGTCACCAACGTGGCCACCGGCAACGTGCTGATCGGCACGCATGCCGGCACGGCGACGGCCGGCGCGGCGGACGCCACCATTCCGGTGCGCCTCGGCATCGTGGCCTGATCATGGCGCGCTGCCCCTCCTGCGCGGAGCGCGCCGCTCACCTCTCCGAGGCCGGGCGCGCGCTGGCGCGCGGGCAGGTGCGCGCGGCTCTCACGCATTCGGGCGCGGTGGCCCGCTCCGCCGCTGCCTCGCTCTCTTCCCTGCCGGCCCCGTCGCCTGCCCAGATCGGCGCGAAGGTCGCCGCCATTCTTGCGAAGGTGCGCTGATGCAGGCTCTGAATGTTGCAATAAAAACCGATGTCAAGGGCCTTGAAACACTGATCCGCGCTGCGGGGCCTGCCGCCAATATCGGCATTGCCCGCGCGCTGAACCGCACGGGCGAGCCGACCGCGAACAAGTATCTTCGTGAGGTTCGCAAGGTTCTTGGAATCAGAAAGCACCCGCTTGCGCAAGTCTCGGTTCTCAAGGCGATCAAGCGGCGCATATCGAAACGCCGCGCCTTTCCGGCGAAGCTTGAATATTCCCTGGCCGGGTTCGGGAAGGGGCTTAATCTGATCTATTATCAACCGAAGGAGACCCCAAAAGGGCTTTCGGTGTTCTGGCTCGGCAGCAGGGTTATCGTGCCCAAGGCATTCATGCACGGTGCCAGCTTCAGAACCGGTCGGCGCGGCGGATTTGCCAATAAATTCGGCATTGCCATGGAGGCGCGCGGCTGGGGCGGCAAGTCTCACAAGCCGCACAGGCAGAAATGGGGCGGGCGAACGCAACTGCTCGGCGCCCCTCGCGGGCCGGGTCTGGCGGAAGCCATGGCTGAATCTGGCCCGAAAAGCATTTGGAGCGCCGAGGCCGCCAGTCGCCTCGCGCCAAACATCGCC